CATAGACTCTTCAGTTCTGAAGTGCATATAATCTACTTCAGAATCTTTGTTGTCAAATGGTCTAGCACCAAAGACAACAATGCGACCAGTGTAAGAGTCCTTAATACTGATCGCTAGTATCTCTTGGTCTGCTGATTCTATATCAGGGAACCCATTCTCAGCAGCAGTTTCAATATCTATGTTGAAGATACGAATCTGTGAAGTATCGTACTTGATCTCATCCTCTGGATGTTCCTGAGTTATATACTGATAAAGATACCTAGTGTTACCATAGATATCAAAGTCTTCTACTTCTTTATACCTCTTAACAAACTCCTTCGCATCATTTATAGAACCCATCTTCAAAGGTTCAACACAATCACCTTCAAGAGTTTTCCACTCAGAATAATTCTTACTTGCAACATAAAGTGTAGGGTTAAAAGGAACCCTATAAGAAAAAGAAGAACCGCCCTTGTACCCACGTACTAAAAGGCGGTTTGCTACTTGTTCAACATTAGTATAGAACTTCATTCGGTAAGCACTTCAGGCTCAATTGGTTTAAATGCATAGTACTTGGAAAGGAGATCCTTACCAGGCTCTATGAATGTAAGTATATCAGAAGATCGTATGACTGTCTCCTTAACATCAGCAAATGGTAGCCAATCTTTAAGATTAGTACCATCTATTGCTAATGGTTCTATAAGGATACAGTCAGGATCTCCAAACTCTACTCCTTCAATCTCCTGTACTTGTGCCAGCAGCCACTGGTCCTTCAGTAGCAGCACCTGTAGGTTCTTTTGGTTCTCCATCTGTAATTCCTAGAATATCGTTTCCATTGTTAGGCAAGAATCCTAAATTCACACCTGCATCTCTAAGCTTCTCAACATAATTCCTAAGAATATCCACTGCTGGTGGTAAAGCTGAGACAACTGATGATGGATTAATCCTATGATCTTCATAAGGAGAATATGGATTCCATCTACGGTATCCTACTTGGAAACTTTCATTACCATTCTCATCTGGTTCTCCTGTTTGTAAACTTAGAACCAAAGGATACAAGCATTGATATGCAACAAACTTATCATCCTCACGTACCTGTGTAAAGTTACAGATAACATGTTCTCCAGTTATCATCTGGATCACACGAATATTATGTGGAATTTCTGGTGCAGTTGATTCGGTCATATTAATATACTTTTTAAATATTATAACGAATAAAAAGGGGGATGTCAAGGCATCCCCTATATTTATTTAACGGCGAACAAAGTGATTGTCATCCTCTTTGTTTTCACCATCTTGAATCTGAGGTTGCCATAGTCCACGTTGGATAGGCAATTCAAAGTCATTAGCATACATGTGTTTTGAAACTAGTTCCATTACATGTCTGCATTCTTCCCACTTGTCGTCAGACAGTTCACGTAGACGTTGAACATCTTTAATGCTGTCATTCTTTGGTTGAATGTGTTCGGAAATAACTTGTACTTCTCCACTATCAGCAAATTGTTTCAGTACTGGATAAATGCGGTCTTGGAAATAGTGAGTGGCAAAGAAGTAATCAACCTTAGTATCTTCTGCTTCAATACACTCTTCACTATACCATGTTTTACATTCACCATCACGCCAATTGATTGTCTTTGTAGGTACGTCTTGGTCACGTATGATTCTACGAACCACTTCGTTTTTCTTTTGCTTACTCAAGTTTGGTGCAGCTACAGTCACAAATGCTTTGATAGCTCCCTCTTCCTTAACTAGATCACCATTCTTAATGAGATTGGAAACAGAAAATTCCAAGTCATTTTCATCATGTACTAATTGAGGTAGGTCATCATTCTGCAAATGTAAAAAAACCTCACGGTTATATGCAGCACTGTGTTCTTTGGTATCATGATATGATACAATATTGTACCAATCACCACCATGTTGCTGATTGTTTTCAAAATCAGCTTTCTTCCTTGTAATACCATTCTCAGCTTTATAGTGATAAACATCACCACATGGAGATGTGATATTACACTTCACAACCACTGGTCGTGGAGCTTCTGTATCAATGCCTTGCTTCCTTGAAGTAGCAAGATTATTGATATTAGATGGACTAGAACCTTTTATCCTTATAGGATTTTTTTCAGTGCTTCCCCAATATATGTCACTAAAGCGAATATATTGACGATCATCTAACAAAACACCTTCTGAAGATTTGAACTTAGAATTGCTCCAAGTCTCTTTACTTACATAAGGTAATTCATCATAAGATATACGACCTTCAATGATCGTATCTGATTTTATCATAGTATTATCACCGACTACTTACGGGATCTATACAACATTTATAATCATACATCAACAAGTATAATATAACAATAAGTATATTTACTCATTTATTGGTAATGATTCATTCTTTTCTGAGAACCAGATCTTCCTTTGCTGTTCCTCTGGTACGAACTTCTCTAGTTCTACCGTAAGTAGACCATCTTTATAATCTACTGACTTAACTTCTATATCATCACCCAGTTGCCATGTCTTGCTAAAGGATCTAGAAGCGATTCCTTTATGAGCATACTCTCTTTCTTCTTCTGCCTCTGGGTATGCTGATACAGTTAAAAGTCTCTGTTCTGTTGAGACTTCAATATCTCTTCTTGAAAATCCAGCAAGAGCGACTTCCAGAGTGGTTCTGTTATCAGGTCCAGATATAATGTTGTAAGGCGGATAACTTGTTCCACCTCCAGCAAGAGCTTCAAGTCTGGTGAGTCTTTTGATGTCATTTTCAAAACCTAGCATGTATGGGGTATAGGTATCCCAATTAAATGTTACCATTGTGTCCTCCTAAAAGCGACTGTTAGTTTATGTGACCCCGAAGGCATCACACTACTATTTAAGCAGTGGTGGACTGAAATGTCAAGTGGTAAACCGAAATATTTTATTCGGTTTCCTGCTTCTTTCTACCAATATTATATTTGGACTCCAATGTCCAATCTCCTTTATCTTTAAAGCTTAATACTTTAATCTGATTTAAAGGAGCAAGATCCTCTACCTGTTCTTCTTTAACAATACTAATCAATCCCCAATCAGATAGAAGTTTTGCTATCCTATTTCTTCTCTGAAGATCATTGCTTGAGAAGTTAGTATTCTTTCCATCAAGTGCGAACAGTTCTTTAAAATGAACTATGTAATACTTACCTTGCTTATGAAGGATGTGACATGATTGATATATCTTCTTCTCTTTCCTAGAGGCCACACCAATTCTAGTTAGTGTCTCTCTCACCTTCAGGAAATCATCTGGTTCACCCAGTGTGACCTCAACCATATCAGATTGTTTCCACTGGACTTCAACTTCGCTTGCCATTGTTACCACCTTTTCTCAATAGATATGAAATGTTATCTAGTTGATCCTTGGTGAGAATCCTGAGTGCTTGGAGAGCCTTATCATCATTATAACCATAATACTCTTTAACTACGTCAAGATAATCAATAGAATCTTTCCTAGCCCAAGGAGAAAAACGCTTCCTTGGTTTCACACTATTTATGAAAAAGTCATATTGCATCTTAGGTGGTAGATGCGAATTCTTATTCATTTCATTAGCATACAACACAGTGTCAGTAAAGGATGACAGACATCTATTTACTACATATGCTGGATACTTTCTGGCAGCATCAGGATCATCATCTAAGATGTTCTTCTTAGACTGGTTGATACTATAGAGATAATCTTTTAATTGATACATTACTAAAGTTTTTTTTGTAAATCTCCTCTAATCTCTTCTATTGTTTTCTCGTCTTTTGATTTAGCATAAATCCATCCAGTAACAATATACTTTGGAACCTTTGGTGGATAAGCTCGGTGAAGATATGTCCACGTTGCAGGAAACATAACTAATTTACCTGCTTTTGGTTGTATCTTAGTACCATCAATAAACTCTGTCCATCCACCATCAGATTTCTTAATAGTATTTAAATACCATATAAAAGTATAAAGTCTTGATCCAGAACCTATTATTGTCCAATCTTGATGCCATTCATAAAAACCACCTGGTTCATATTTTTGAATCATATATCCTGTATCATAAAAATCAAGATGCTGTCCTGAAGGTGCAACAAATGAAACATGAACATCCTGAAGATAACTAAAATACTCATTCATCTCATCAAAAAGTAGAGAACAAAATTTCTTATCCTCTTTCTTCCACATCTTTGGGTGATTGCCCATAGATATATCACTAGTATCTTTAATACTTTTATTAACAACACCTACACCAACAAGCCCTTCATGTTGTTGTTCTTTATGATTCTCATACTTCTTAATCAATTTCTCACAATAAGATTTGGACAAAGATTTCTTCTTTGTCCAAATAAAATCAGGAGACTGCATAGGTCTTGATGGATCTAAAGATCCACTCCAACTAGATCCAATATCACTCATTTAATAATTCTTTAGGATAATTAGAGAAACCCTGAGTAGTACGGCGATGCCATAACTCTTGAACACCCATATCTTCTGCATCATTTAATGCTTTCTTTAAACGAGCCAGTTCCTCATCATTATAGAGCCATGGTTGCTCTAGTGCTTTTCTCAATGCTTTCTTTGCTTTCATAATTGTTAATAACTAATGGTAAAAGTCTATACTCTGCTCTCTGAATACGTTGAGTTAATGTCTCAACAGTATCATTAGGACATATAGGAACTACCGATTGTTCTATTATAGCACCACCGTCAAGCTCTTCATTAACATAATGAACAGTACATCCTGTTTCTGTATCACCTGATTCTAATGCTTGTTCTACTGCATGTAGACCCTTGTACTTAGGAAGTAGTGATGGGTGTACATTTATGATAGGACATGGGAACTCAGATGGTTTCCTAAGAACTCTCATGTAACCTGCAAGAACTATAAGATCCACACGATATGCTTCAAATAGTTTTATCATATGGTCTTCATCTTTGTGTGCTATCCTACAATGAGGTATACCATACTTTGCTGCTCTTGCAACAGCACCACACTTCTTTGTATTGTGTATCAT